TTAAATCAGAAAGATCCTGTCAGTGAAGAAAATACACGATTATGGAACACAGGTGTTGAATCTGATAAAGAGATAGCAAGAAAAAGAAAAAGAAAATTATCTTACTTCTCTAATATAATGGTTGTAAGTGATCCTAAACATCCTGAAAATGAAGGCAAAGTATTCATATTCAAATTCGGTAAAAAGATATTTGATAAGATTACAGAAGCAATGCAGCCAGCATTTGAAGATGAAGCGGCCATTAACCCATTTGATTTTTGGAAAGGTGCAAACTTTAAACTAAAAATTAGAAAAGTAGATGGTTATTGGAACTACGACAAGTCTGAATTTGAGCCTGTTGCTCCTATTGCTGATACTGATGAAAAAATCAAAGCAATATGGTCTAAACAATATGCTCTTACACCTTTCTTGGCCCCTACTAATTTTAAATCCTATGATGAACTCAAAGAGAAACTGAATAGGGTAATTACGGGAACTAGAAATGCTGCTACTATTGAATCTGCTGATCTCCCATCGGCTAAGACAAATGGTGCAGTAAAAAGTAATGGTAAAACTACTCCAGCCGCTAGTGATGATGACGATACGTTGTCTTACTTTAGTAAATTGGCGGATGACGAGTAATCTCTCTCTTTACTCATAACTTTGACGGTGGCCAGAAATGGCCACTGTTTAAATAGCAACTGAATTTAAATTAATAAAGGAACGATCAAAATTTGTAGGTTCCATACTTGACACCTGTGTATTAGAAGCGTTTACACTACTATTGGATACATTAGGTGCAATCACAGTATTATTTGCTGATTTAGCTTCACTTGATGCTTGATTTTCTACACTCATTTTATTTAAATTAACAGGTGCAGATTTACTTGATCTTAAATAAGACTGATTACTAATTGATGTATCGCCTTCTTGCATACTTTGAGCACTTATAGGTAAAATTTTAGCTCTATCACCATCTGCCATAACATCACTTCTATTTTGTAAACTACCTGGCGCAACTTTATCAACAGAACGGCTTTCTTCAATATAACTTTTTTCTCCTTTTTCTAGTGGTTTTTCTCCCTCACCTGGTACTTTTGTCTTACTCTTATCTCCTACATCTTTATTTTCGTTATCATCATCTTTTAATAAACTAAATGGCCATATTTTACTGATACCATCAAATATGTCAGCAAAGAAATCAATTACACTCTTAATAGCTTTATATAAAGCATATATAACAACACCTACCATAATGGCAATTAATATAAAAGGAATTAAAGGTGCTAACAATGCTAAAAATCCCATAGCAACTCTACCTACCAAACCTGCTAATTTACCAAAACCTTTAAATAAATCACCACCTAATTGTTTGATTTCTTTACCAAAAGTTTTTATACTTCTAAATGCTTCACCAACTGTTTGGTCTAACATTCCAGAAACTCTTTCTTTAGGTTTTAAATTAGCTCTTTCTTTATCTCTCTCTAATAATTTGTTCTTTTCAGATAAATTTTCTTGTCTTAATAATATTTCTTCTTGTTTATCTTTATCTATTGTATCACCTTTTTTTAATTCTTTTAATTCTTTAGCTAAATCTTTTTCTTCTTTTTTTAATTTTCTTTCTTCTTCTTGTAATCTTTTTAACTCTATTTTTTCTTCTTTTTTAGATTTAATTTCCAATTTCAATGTTTTTTCATTAACGTAAGTATTAATTCCTCTCTCTCTTAATATATCTCTTTCTTTAGTTAATTCTTGTGTTTTCTCTATTCTAATTCTTTCTTCTTCAGCATTATTTGCTTTACGATTTGCATTTAAAGTAAAAAGTTTTTGCATTTCCTTGGCTGTTTTTTCCCCAAATTTATTAAAATCAATACCTACTTTTTCTAACTTGTCAATTAATTCAAAACCTTTATCTATATCATCTTCACCTTTTGAAGATAATAAATCGTTTATCTGTTTTAGTTTTTCATCTATAGGTCCAATTTGTTTTTCAGCTGCTTGAGTTAATTGACCTACTCTACTTGTTAAAGTTTCAGTAAGAGTGTCCATAAGCTTTACAACATTATCTGTAGTTAATGACGTGCCACCTTGTTCACTGGAGATTCTTTTTATATTAGAAACTGATTGTGCTTTATCTCTTAAATTTTCTTTAACAATTTGTTGTTGCTGGTCAGCAACTTTTTCTTGTTTAGCAGTATTTTTTTCCATCTGATTAAAGATTTTAGCACCACCTGCCATATATAAACTATTATCGTTTTCGTCGGCCATTTATTACCCTATTTGATCTTCGTCTAAATTAATTTTTATTTTGTTTGCTTCAATCTTTTTAGTTTCAATCTTTTCTTGTGTTCTACCATATGCTGTTACACCTAATACGGCACCCATTGCAATATGAAAGAAACCAGCACCTTGTAATGTTAATGGATTCCATTGTGTAAACACAACTGTCTTTAAATATGTCGCTTGAGCAAAATTCCATAATATAGGAAATATAACAAAATCAAAAGCACATACTGCTAGATATAACCAGCCCATAGCAGGACGCCACTTAGTATTAAAACCTGTTTCTTTATTCTGTGTACTCATTGACTATTCCTTTTCTTTCTATCTGCTTCTTCTTTTAAATGATTAATCAATAACGAAATGTAAATATCACGTTCCCAAGGTATCATATTCTCTATCTCACTTAGTGAATATTTATGATGTTGTATCAATGCAAAGTTAGTTTCAAAGTATGCCTCTAACGAATTATGAGAGAGGCTTATTCGAAAAAATCAGATATTCCTGTTAAAACCACCTTACTTTTCACGTTAGTTTTAGGATTAGTTACCTCTATTTCGTGTTTTAATACAGGCATTGTTTCAAAAAACTTTCTTATTTTAATAAAGGCTTCTTGTGGTAGACCTTCTAGGAATTCTCTTAATTCTTTTTTAGTACTATCTTTTGCTGGATATATTTTATCACCTTCAAAAACGTGATCTATACAATCAACTAAAATTGTAAACATCAACTCTAATTGTTGAGTATCAATTTTACCTTTACCATAATCATAGTTTTTTAAAGTAGGATAACCTAATACCACACCTAAGTTTCTTTTTTCATCTAAAATTATTTTATTTGAATGTGAGTCATCAACTTGAACTTCAATTTTAGTTAAATCAACTTCAGTTTCAACATAAGTTTTTCCATCGTCTGGACATATTGTTTTAAATTTAGATATTTCTGATACTGATTTAGCTCTTAATTGTAAAAATATATACTCTATATCAAATATAGGTAATAAATCTACTTTTAAAACATTAAATGTACAAGCATTAATTATTTCTCTTATTGCTTCAACAATTTGTTTGTTGTCGCCTGTTTCTTGTGCTATAAAAAGTATCTTTTCTTCTCTAACAAGAAAGGGTCTAAACTTTACTTTTAAATCTTGTGAGGGTAGTGTCAACTCATATGTAGGCACATCAACTCTTGGTAACGTCATTATTATCTCCTTTTATTATAAATTAAGTGGTGGAAAATTGCCAAATGGAGGAAATACTCGACCACCTGTAATACCACCGATTGGTATACGTCTTTTTAGTCCTTGTAATACATCAACACCAGCACGTCTTAATTCTGGTGGTAATTTGTTTAATAGGCCGCCAAATGCACCAAAAGAACTTTTAACGGTAACATCTCTAAAGTTTGGTTGACCTAATTCTATATTGCCTGATCTATCTAAGAAGTAATTTATCCAATATCTAAAACCAAATGTCACTTGAAAAGTTTGTACAGCATTATTATCATACGAATACTCTACAGCACTTATAGTTTTTGGAAAACAATCAAATAACTTAACAGCATAAGTTACATCATCTCTTTCATTACGACTTGCAAATTGACCTAATTGAAATATGTTTACATCAGAAACATAATTATCATAAAAATTAAAATTATGACTTTGATTGCTGAACGCAGCTTTTTGCCATAATTCGAAATAACTTCTTTCTCTTAAAAACTTATCAGCATAAAATGTTGCTATTATATCTGCTGACTTATAATCTATTGCTATTTTATATGCTGGGCCGTGGTGTTTAACTTCTTTCATTTCAACTGTACGTTCAGGCATTGATATAGCAGAACAAAATGCTTGTACACGTCTAGCGTTTGCTTTTTGTACAGAAATCATTTCTGCTGAACTTTTGAATGTAGTTTCTAATTCGTTTGCACCATCACTTAATTCAGAACCAGGATCTATATTTGTAAGACCTGCACCACCAGCTTTTGGTAAATTAAACTCAACATAAAATCTTGCCTTACGAGCAAATCCTTCTGCTTCATTAATATATGATTGTACACGACCCATTGTGGTTTCAGGATTGCCACCTGCTTTTTGTCTAAAACGTGGATCGCCTTCAACATTATCTAAAGAACGATCACGTGGTAAACCTAATCTTATATCAAAACCACCAATACGAACTCCACCTCTTAATATGGCCATTACAATGATCTCCTTGAAGCTGCATATACACCAGCAGCAGGTCTCTTTTGAAATTGTTGTACTGGTAAATAACAAGCAATAGCGGCTTGTGATAAATCAATTCTTAAAAAACTTGATCTAACGTGTTTGTACAAATACTTTTTGATTGTTGGTTTTACAAGTGGTATATTTTTTACCCTTGACCAACTTACATCAAATCGTGCTGTATCTATTTTTTTACTTGTTGCGTATCTTTGCATATTTTCTAATAATTGTAATCGTAGTAATGGTGGTAAATAATGAAAGTTTAAACCACTAAAACCACCTTTAATTCCTTCTAATGGTAACACAAGAGGAAACGTATCGTAATACGGCAACGTTTCTTTATACTTTGGATCATAAAAGAATAAATTTAATAAACCTAAATTCGGTCGTGCAGTCAATGTACCTTGTGCCATTAATTTATTAGCACTAATCTTTTGACCAATAGACTGTACAGCATTCTTATACCAACTTGCTGACTTTGTAGTATCGCCTTGTTTATTAGCTAATTTATCTAGTATTGAAACCATTGTCTATATTTATATTAACTATAGACACCTATGTCTTTTTCAGTAAAGATTTTAAACTCTAAATCGTTGCCTTCACAGTACACTTTAGCGGCTTGCCATTTAGCTTGGTTCTTTATATATTCTAATTGTTCACTCACAAAAGAACGACTTTGTTTCTTTGGTTTCTTAGGTGGAAAACACTGGCGATATGGTTTTATTTCAACCATAAATTTCTTACCTGTTTTTAACTTGAATATAAAATCAGGATAATATCTATGAATACGATAATCAATAGGTGAACGATAGATAATAGGTATTTCTTCACTAGCCCAAAACTCAACAGCATCATTTTTATCCAAATACACCATCATACGCCTTTCTAATAGTGAACGATACACTATTCTATTTGGGTCACCAGCGTACTTTTTAGGGTGTGTAGGTTTGTAAATTCCTTTATAACTTGCTCTCATATCACATATAAATATTACTATTAAACATACAAGTATTTATGGCACTATCAAAAGTAGCAAATTTAATCCAAAAGAATTTAGGTAACTTAACAGGCGGAGGTTTAGTCGGTTTAGGTGGTGGTATTATAGGTGCTTTAACAGACAAAGCAAAGAATATGGCACAGACAAATGCCGCTGCTGCCAAGATATTAAACAAATCGCCATTAGAATTAAATGATACAAGTCCTGTAGCACATATGAAAGAAAATCCTTATGACTATGGCACAGTATATTATCCTAATAATGTTCAATCACTAGAATCAGGTCATTACATAATTTTTGATGTATTAGAAAAAGATACAGCAGCAAGTGCTCTTGCACAAAGTGCTATGGCAGGTTCAGCTAAAGTAGCTAGATCATTAGGTAGAGATGATGTAGCACAAAAGGTACAACCAGCACAACGAACAAGTAGAGTTACTACAATAAAAAATAGAAAAGGTGGAACTGAAGATAGAATAGTACAACCATCAAGTGGCATTAGCGCAGGTTTAGCAGGCAATAGAACTGTAAGAGTTTCAAAGACAATTGTATTATATACGCCACCAGGATTAAAAACTTCTTATGGTGCAGTACACGAGGGTGTAGAAACAGGAATTATAGGAAATCTTTTAGGTTTACAAGGTGGTGGTGCTATTAAATCAACAGCAGAACTGGCCGGCAGATTAAAAGATGCCGCAGCTGCATTAGGTACAGAACTTATATCTGGTGCATTATCAATTATTCCTGGTATGGGAGATTTAAAAGGCGCATTAACAAAAGTTACAGGTAAGGCAACTAATCCTAATACAGAAATGGTATTTAAAAGTGTACCTATGAGAAGTTTTGATTTTGTTTTTGAATTTGCACCTAAAAATAAAAAAGAATTAGAAAGTATGACAAAGATTATAGAAATCTTTAAATATCATATGCACCCTGCTATTGAACAATTTGGAAATGATTTTATAGTGCCAGAGGAATTTCAAATAACTTATATGTACTTAGAACACAGAAACCAATATATTCCTAGAGTGAGTCGTTGTGTATTAACTAATTTAGATTTACAGCACGGTGAAGATAATAATTTCAGTACTTTTGCAGGCGATGATAATGGCGCTGCTCCAATTTATACTAAGATGTCATTAAAATTTAGTGAAACCGAAATTATGACTAAAACAACTATTGTTAAAGGATTTTAATGTACTTCTCATATTTTCCAAAAGGTACTTACGATTTAAAAGGTGATGGTAGAGAAAAACTTGTTACCAATTTAATGGCACGTGTTAAGATAAGATCAAAAGTTTTAGATGAAGTAAGTCTATATGATCTATACGATATACCTGAAGGCGAAACACCAGAAATTACAGCAAGAAAACATTTTGGCAGTCAATATTATCATTGGGTAATTTTAATGACAAATGATATAACAGACCGATATTATGGATGGCCATTAACATCATACGAATTTGAAAATTATATAAATGACAAATACACAAATCCAGATGGTGTACATCATTATGAAATTATACAATCAAGTGGTAAAATTAAAGGTGAAGGTCCAAGTGATTTTGAACATAAATTAATTGTTAATAGCACTGAACCAAATGCTATAGCAATAACAAATAGAGATTATGAACAAAGAATACAAGATCAAAAACGACAAATCAAATTATTAGACCCAGCGTATTTACCTATATTATTAGAAGAATTTGAAAACTTGATGAGCGAATAATGAATCTATATGATACAATAGACGGCAAAGCTTTAAAAAAGCCTGGTGATTATATACTTTCAGATATAAGATTAATTTCATATCGTAGTGCAGATGGCAGTAATACACCAGATATTATTGAAATAGAAACTCTTGTATTAGATTTAAATATATACGAAAGCATTTACAATAAAACATTATCAGGTAATATGTTGATCGTAGATGGTAACAACGTAATAGGTAAATTACCATTAACAGGTAATGAAAGACTTGAATTTAAATTTTTCACTCCATCATTAGGTAAAGGTTATGATTTCTCTATGAAGTCAGGCAATCCAATGTATGTTTACAAAATACAAAATAGAGCACCAATAGGTCCAAAAACTCAAACTTATCTATTACATTTTTGCAGTAAAGAAATGATACAGAATGAATTGGTTGTAGTAAAGAATGCTATGACAGATACATTTTCAAATATGGCGGCCAAAATTACTAAAGAACCAAATACATTATCATCAGCAAAGAATTTTTATTTTGAACCATCATATGGATTATATAAACACGTATTTGGTAGATTAAGACCTTTTGATGCCATTGACCAAATATCTTTATTATCTCAAAGTGAGAAATACGCAGGTGCCGGTTATTACTTTTATGAAACAAGTTTAGGTTTTAATTACCGTTCACTTGAAAGTATGTTAGCAATAGATGGTAACACAGCAAGACCCGTTGTTGCAAGATTCAGACCAAAACCTTCTAATGTAAAAGATGGTGGTGGCAGTACAGATATTAAAAATGAAATGCAAATTGTAAATAATTTCAAAATATTAGATCAATTTGATACACTAAAAAATTTAAGAAACGGTGTATACGCAAGTAAGTTAATTACACACGATCAATTAAATAAAACTTACGAAGAAACAGATTTTGATTATAATAAAGAATACCAATATTTACACCACACTGAATCAGGAAAAGATGGTGTTAAAACAGATAACAAAGGTATATTGCCATTACATTTAAGAGAAGGCGCCTACTTATCAGACTATCCAGAATCAACAATGTACCTATGGCCAAATACACAATCAATACACGGTGACATAAGCTCACCACCGATTAAAGATATATTACTCAAAAGACTTTCACAAAGATTGGCGTTTATGTCTAACCGTTTAGAAATTACAGTACCAGGATTTACTGGTGTAACCGCAGGAGATTTGATTACTTTTGAAATGCCTTCTTATACACCTGCCGGTGACGTAGAACCATCAGGAAATGACCCCTATATGTCAGGTAGGTATCTGGTTACTTCAGTAAGACACCAATTAAACCGAACATTAAAAAAACACATAATGATATTAGAGTGTATGAAAGACAGTGTTCGCAGACCTTATCCTGAAGAAACTAACGATACATTTATCGGTAAAGAAAAAAACAACGAAGGTATTATAGATATATATAAATTAGATGAAATATATAGCAACGAAGCAGGTGGTTTATTTAAAGGATAAAACTGAGAAAACCTCCGAGACCGCCGCTCCGACGGCTATGTAATATTATAACTATATGGACGCTGGCCACCTTACAGAAACCAAGAGGGAACCGCACCATAAATATGTAGAAAGGGAACTATGAATATAAGTGAACTAAATTTTACAGGTATCAAAGAAGTATTGAGTAAACTTAAAGTATATCTCTTTGGTAAAAGATGTAAGTGTAAAAATAAGAAATGAATAAACTAATAGATATGATAAAAGCAATATACGAGGGTATCGGCCACCTCTATGATAAAGTCGTGCTAGCGCACTCCTTGTCTAATAGTATATGGATTTATTACGGTGCCATTGTGTTTTGTATATTCTTTTTGGTGGCCAGCTGGCCTGCGTAGAGATTAGGAAATAGAAATTTATGACGTATGTTGTTGTGTTATTATCAGGCGCTCTAACGAGAGTAAACAATGAATAACGAAAACTTTATGGGACTTGGAGGGTTTCTCTGGTTCTTCGGTGTAGTAGAAGATAGACAAGATCCTCTCAAAGTCGGCCGTCTAAGAGTAAGAATAGTCGGTGTTCATACACAGGATAAACAGGCCCTACCAACGGCCGATCTACCGTGGTCTCTTTGTGTTTTACCGATTACGGCCAGTGGTATTTCAGGTATCGGCCAGTCGGCGACCGGTTTACTTGAAGGTTCTTGGGTGTTTGGGTTTTTTAGAGATGGGCAATTTCGTCAAGAGCCACTTATATTAGGTAGTTTACCAGGAAGGCCAACTGAATTGGCGGACAATCGAAAAGGTTTTTATGATCCAAATGAAATTTATCCGAGATACAAAGATGAGCCAGATGTAAATAGACTGGCCGTGAATGATGCGAATAAACCACATCCAAGTTTGGCCAGCCGAAATGAACAAAGAATTACAGGCATTGCAACGGCCGACTTTAATGCGATTTCAGCGGCCTCTGGTGACCAAATAGCCGGATCAGATGGCGACACATGGAATCAACCTGAATTGCCTTATGCGGCCGTTTATCCATATAATCACGTATACGAGAGTGAGTCTGGCCACCTCAAAGAATATGACGATACACCAGGTGCTGAACGTATACACGAGCGCCACCGTTCAGGTACCGGTACAGAAATATCGGCCGATGGTACAGTAACGAATATAATCAAAGGTGACCATTACAGTATCATAGACGGTAACCAGCAGGCCTACGTACAGGAGAATCACGACCTGACCATTAATGGCCGTTACAAGTTATATATTAATAAGAATGGCCAAACGAATAACCACTATGATATACAGATAGGGCCAGGTGCAAATGTAAATATACAGGTGGATAATGGTGATATTAATTTACACACATTGACTGGCCGTTTAAATTTAAATAGTGGCGGCGATACGAATTTAAAGGTAGGTGGTTCTTTAACAATAGATGTAGCAGGCAATCTGATACAGAACGTAGAAGGCAACACAACAGAACAAACTACAGGCACAGTAATTGTGCGTGGTTCAACGATTGATCTAAACCCATAAAGGCCAGTGGTGGAACTGGAAAGCAATCATAATCTATAAATGCAATAACATCAAGACAAGGTAAGTATGGCCCATACCAGCTGGCCAGAATCTCTCACTTAAAGAGCATCAAAAAATTTCCTGGTGGCTTGACACTGTTCCAGGTTTGATATATAATAGAGTATGAAAACGGTGGTGTATACAAAAGAAGAAACAGTTTCTTGTAATGGTTATGATGAAGTACAACAAGAGGCAACTCATCCTTTGGTCTACTATACACTAAAGGAATATAAGGACGGCCAGACTAAGGCAGTTTGTTTCTATTGTGGTAAATGCTTTATGTATAAGAATGTATGATATTTAATAAAAAAATAAAATTCTATTGTAGTTTACCAGAAGTATTGGAAAAATATCCTATTATTAAATGCAAATCTGGTCATTTTAATTGGTTGAAAAGATCATCACAGGAGTATAAAAATGATTATGAAATTAATCATAAGTGCAAACATATAAGTGGTGTTATAAAGTGTGATGGAATACATTCAATTTTAAATACAGGTTATATTTTAAAAACGTGGTTTGATTTTACAATCAAAACAACTGATGATCCTTATAAGTTTGAATATATAATTCCAAATGAAATTTTTTCATATTTAGAAGAAAAAAAATACAATAAACAATTAATTTCTTGGTTTTCAGGTAATGACCCTAAATTAAATACACCTTTACCTAAACAATCTTTACAAACACTAATTAAAATAATTATGCCTTGGTCAGTATCTATACCTAAAGGTTGGAATTTACTTATTCAATCGGTTCCTTATTCTGATGAAACATCATTTACATCAACACAAGGTATTTTAAAATCAGGAGATTTTTTTGAAATCAATCCTATTATAATTTGGCATAGAAAAAACGAAGAAGTGTTGATTAAAGCTGGTACACCTCTATGTCAACTTATTCCAATTAAGGAACAAGATATAGAAATAGAAAATTTACCATATAATGATAAAATAAAAAAACACGAAGAACAGTGGAAATATAATATTTCCCATAAATTTACAAGAGATTACAAATAAAAATATGAATAATGCAAAATATCAAATGTTATTTCCATCACCTATTCTTAGTGTGGATTTACCACTAATAAAAAATGATTTATTATTAGATTACGTTTATAAAATTAAAAATGCAGATTTTATAGGCCGTGTTAAAAGTAATCAAGGCGGCTATCAAAGTTTGCCTTTAAATTTAAGAGATACAGAATTACAACCACTTTTAGATGATATATCTAATTTTGTTTCTGAATATATAGTTTTTTGCAATTTTAAAAAAAATATATCTTATAGAATACAAGATATGTGGTTTAATATAAATTATTATAAAGATACAAATGTAACTCATATACATCCAGGTTGTCTTTTTTCTGGTGTATTTTATTTAAAAACTAATGATGATAGTGGCAATATTGATTTTTTTCATCCTTCTATGGAGTTATTATCATATGATTGGTTGGACAAATATAAAGAACAATTAACAGAACAAAATTCGTTAGTGTATGGAATGCCTGCTATACAAAATAGATTATATATGTTTCCTTCTTGGTTAAGACATTCAGTTAAACCAAATTTAAATAAAAATGAAGATAGAATTTCTTTTTCTTTTAATATAGGAGTTCAAAATGTTGTTTAAAAAAGAAGGTTATATAATAATAAAAAATACTATACATAAAGAATTAACAGATTTTATATACAAATACTTTCTTTTAAAAAGACAAGTAGCAAAGACATATTTTGAAACTAATCATATAGAAAAGAATAGTCTTGATTATGGAACTTGGTTGGCTGACCCACAAGTGCCTAATACTTATTCAGTTTATAGTGATATTGTAATGGAAACTTTATTAACAGAAGTAATGCCTAAAATGGAGGACATTACAAATTTAAAATTAATACCTACTTATTCATATGCCAGAATTTACAAATATGGTGATGTATTAGCAAAGCATAAAGATAGGCCTTCTTGTGAAATATCTACTACTTTAAATTTGGGTGGAGATCCTTGGCCCATATATTTAAAATCAAAGAATGAAAGTACGATAAGAGTTGATTTATTACCTGGTGATATGTTAGTATATAAGGGTTGTGAATTAGAACATTGGAGAGAAAAATTTACAGGTCAAAATTGTGGTCAAGTTTTTCTACATTATAACAATAAAGAAACAGAAGGATCAATGGATAATGTTTATGACAACAGACCCCATTTAGGATTATCTTTATCATTTAAATACAGAAATATCAAATAATAATATATAAATAGACATATGGGTATAGTTAGACAAAGTACAGTTAATTTAAAACAAAGTAGTAATAAACAATATATTAAACAACTTACATTTCCTTTTAAAGATAGTTTAAAAAATCCAACTGCTGAGATTATTGAAAATATAATAAAGAATCTAGGCGTATCAGGCACAATATCTTGGTTATCAGATCATAACCGTGGAGATCCTGTTTATGACGGTAAGGTTTCAATTAATATTGTTGTTTCAGGTGATCCTGTAAATCTTGCAATCAATGATAAAAATACAATGTATGAATGTGCGGTAATTGACGAGGTGGCTTCACAGATTTATTTGTCTGATGGCAAACCAAGAGTCATATTTAAGTTGTCTATCAAAACTAAATCGTTTGACGAAGTCGTTGAAATATTAAAACCTTATATAATCTAGTGAAAAAAAGTAAATCAATCTCTAAGATTCCAGAAATCAAAAAACTACAAGCTCAAGTGAATAATTTACAGATGCAAATATCTGACTATCAACAGATAGTGAAAGAGTTGAGTGATAAGATAGAGTTATTAAAAAAGTTCGTTTAAGGATTTGTATGGACATTGTATCATTGTCAAACAAAGCAAAAGAATATCTAATTGGTCAAATGACCAAAACAAATAAAAAATACGTGTTACTACAGGCCAAAGGTGGTGGTTGTGCAGGTTTTAAATATGATTGGTCTTATCCTGAAGAAAAGGATCTGAATAGTGCAGACGATCGGATAATTCTAAATGAAAATTATACTTTGATTATTGATAAGTACAGTGCATTTAAATTAATAGGTATGAATATTGATTATATTGAATCAATCTCTGGTTCTTCTTTAGAGATTGTAAATCCAAATGCTACATCTACTTGTGGATGTGGTGAGTCTTTTTCTTAAGGATTTGTTGGCGACATTGGTACGTCAAAGATAAAAGCAATTCTCTCACAATTACCTATATTCTCGGCCATATGGTTCTTCTTATTGTTGAACCAAAAGAAGGTACCTGGTTCTATAATCACTTCTTCTTTCGTAAATTCTAAATCGCCGTGATCCCAAACACTGTATCTATAAGTGCCTGTGATACTCAAATGATAACGGTCTTTAGATTGATAGTATTTACCTTCGTCTATATGTTTGCCTGTGATTTGGCCAATCGGTGTTTTAAGAAAAGCACAACGGCCTAATCTACGACCAAAATTATTTTCGGCCAGGAATCGTTGGATCTCGGTGTGTCTTGAAGCGGCTTCAGTGGGTACACATATTTCTGTGTCACCAATAAACTCACCAGGTTTTGAAATGCCTCCCATTACTAATTGAAGTACACCTGATTTAACTAAACGTGTATGAGGGTCTTGGCGATCAGTGCCTTTCATACGGCCCACATTACCCCAATCTTCAGGATGTTGTTCTAATTGTTTTACAATACCTGATACGTCTATATTCTCTTTTATTATACGTATGTTCTTCATTTACGAAGTATATCTTTAAACATTAATATCCAAAGACCAATTACTGTAATCACAGCCACGAAGAATAATGTACTCAATATTAATTCTAACATATTAATTACACCACGACTCTTTTGCAAGGCCGTAATATTCTCTTGCATATCCGTTTTGTATTAATGCAACACGTAAAGATTTACCATCAACCAATACATCACCTAATACACGACCACCAAACTTATCCCAATCAGCAATGGCAACCTGTATTTTCTTACCATTTGCAATTGTTTTTTTAGTGAACTCGGTAGCGGCTAAACCTTTTGTATTTTCTTCTGGACACTTAGCACGAAATCCTTTTTCTGGTGTATCAACACCATAGACACGAATCAGTAATTCTTTTTTAAGTGGATCTGGTAGAAACTTCGCTTCAAAACCTACAGTATCACCATCTAATACTCTTGTTAATTTATAATCATACACTTTCATTTCTACTTCCTTCGCCAACGCCAAAGACGGTAGAAACATTAATATTAATAATAATATTCTCATATGTCTAATATATCACTATTTGACTATTTTGTCAACAGCTTTTTGATTTCTTCATACCAGTAAATACCACCATCTCTTAGTCTATCATTAGAATCACGTAGTTTTTCCATACGTCTTTTGAAATAGGCCAGTTGAGTGCGATTTAATAAGTCTTTATCTTCAACATAACTAATAATATGGTCTATATCAGGACAAGTGAAGTCAGGTATCTTTGGTGCTTTTTTCTTTAAAGTTTTTAAATTGGGTTTTCTACCAGCCACGTTTTCTTCTACCTTTTAAAGCCAACAGTTTAAGTTTTTTTAACTGTTTTAACTTTTTTAAATAACGTTTTGTTTGGCAAAAGATAGAGATGTAAATATATCCTAGGCCAGCAATGATACTGGCAAGTATGAATA